TGAATTTTATTCAAATTTCGAATCGGAACACAGCCAAAGACACTTACTAACTGTATGACATTACGGAACGGAAACAGTTACCAAATCAACCAAAACTATCAGTTGATCTTGTCGTAGCGGAACGCATAAGTGGAGGGGAAAATGACCAAACCAGATAGACAGATAAACAAATACGAGTTGTTACAGAACGAGTATATCGAATGGGCACTGATGGATAAGCACGCAAGAGCTGTTGCTAATCTACCAGCGTCAGATGTACAATGGGCAAAAGTAAAAAATATGACTGACCGTACAATTCGCAAATGGAAACATCACCCTGACTTCATTGCTAAGTATGAAGCACGAGAAAGAGAGAGAGCCTTGTCACTACCTGGAGCTACTGCTCTACAAACTTCGGGTGCGATGCTGAATCAGAAGCAAGGCGACGAACGCAACGAGCACGAACAGATCAAGGCAAAGCTAATTGAGCGTGCTATGTCTGGAGATAGAGCAAGTGCTGAGTTGTATTTTAAAACTTATGGGAAAGCTTATGTAGATGAAGAGTTAGCAAACCGTAAATCAGACTTTAGAGAAATGGACATTGAACAACTATATGCAAGAGTACTAGCACTTGTACCTATGTCAAAGATAGAAGCTGAGATAGCTAAGCGTACTGAGGTAACCAAATGAAAAACTATATGGGAAAGTAAATGACAGTATCAATACCAATTGCAAATGAACTCGAAAGAATCTGGTATGAGTTAGAATGGCGTAAATGTGCAACTGATCCTGATTATTTCATTAGAACTTATATTTGGATTGAGTCTGAAAGAGATGCTAGAGGTAGAGAACCATTTGGACTATGGGATTACCAAGAGAAGTCACTAGATGCATATATGAAACAACGCTTTGTTGTTATACTTAAAGCAAGACAGTTAGGTTTTACTACACTTGCTATGGCTTATGCACTATGGCAATGTCTATTCAAACCAAGAGCAAATATCCTGCTTATCTCAAAGAGCCAAGACAGCGCTGATAAGAACTTGGGTATGGCAAGGTTTATGTACTCATTTTTGCCCGAGTGGTTGAAAGCGAGAGGACCTGAGCTAGACGGTGATGCTGCTAAGCAGTTAATCTTTAAACAGTCTGATGGTGGTACAAATAGATTGAAGTCTTTCGCAGGTACAAAAACTGCTGGTGCTGGTGAAACTGCATCGCTAGTAATACTTGATGAGTTTGCACTTATGGATGACCCTGCAAATACCTACCGTACAATCAAGCCTACTACAGATGCTGGTGGTAGTTTGATTATTATCTCTACTGCAAGAGGTGGAAGCAATATGTTTGCTAAGATCTATCGTGAGGGTAAGAGAGGGCAAAATGAATTCTTTTCTATATTCGAACCTTGGATGTCATCAAGGCTTATTACTGAAGAACAGTATGAGTTAAAAAAACGCGAGTTCGTTGCTGAGCCATGGCTGTTTTACGCAGAGTACCCATCAACTGATGATGAGGCGTTTAGAGAATCGGGTAGACCACGCTTTGCTTGGATACCGCCCGAGGAAGATTGTGAAGAGTTTCATATTAGAGGGGTTATCGATGACGGTCCAGCAGGGCTGGATTTCGTAGAAGATATTCCCGGTGAAGGGTTTCAGTCTACTTTAGCTTTGGCATATCCGCAAAGCGAGATTGATTGGGATAAACAGTATGTTGTAGCAGCTGACCCATCGCTTGGTGTAGGTGCTGACTACTCTGCAGCACATATACTTACAATGCACGAAGATGGCACACCTGAGATTGTAGGTTACTATCGTAGTAATACTATCGAGCCTGGGGATTGGGCATCTGAGCTAGATTTAATTGGTAGATTTTTTGCTGGTAGAAATCAGATGGCTGCTTTACTTGCTGTAGAAAATGCTGGTGGTATTGGAGTATCGGTTATTGATAAGTTAAGAAACCAGTTTAACTATCCTAACTTGTACAGATACTTACCACCTGCTTCTGCTAAGAGAAGAAGAGCACCTGTATTTGGATTTCCAACTACCAAAGCAACTAAACCACTTATCATAAATAGACTAGCTGAGTACATTGTTGCTGACGATCATGGACAGTGCAAGTTACTTAATGTGCACTTTTTACTACGAGAGGAGTTAAGTACTTTCGTAAGACGAGAAAATGGTACAACTGCAGCAGATGTTGGCTGTCATGACGACTTAGTTATGTCTTTGGCTATTGGGCTTTATGTACTACTTGAAGAAACAATCGCTGTCGGCTCGGGCACAATAGGTGATACCAAAGGTAATGGTGAGTTCCAGCTTGACCTTGCACCTCTATATGAGGATGTCATGAGGATACAAAGACACGAGGAACGCTCTAACCGAAGGTTTTGGAGTGAGCACCGCAGGGTGACTCGTAGAAATAGGAGATTACGTGGCATCTAAGATTAGACCGTATACACATCAAGAAGTCATGGAACTTATTGACGACTCTAGAATGCGCTACAAATGGAGACATAGTTGGTTTAGATCTCTTGAACAGTTGTATCGTACTGGTAAATCTATGCCTATTGGTGAAGGTACTGTATCTGGAACTATATTTGAAAGACTACACCCAGCAGACCTAGAAACTATCAATATGGTTTTACCACATTTGAATATGATACTTGCAACTATCGTAGCAAGAGACCCTAAGCCTATTGCTGTACCATACGCAGGTGGGGAAGAAGCAGAGATTACTGCAAAGGTTGCAGAGGCAGTCGCAGGTTATTATTGGATTCGCTCACAATCAACAGCAGTACTAAGAGATATGGCACAGGATATGGTTGTGCTTGGTAATGGTTTTTGTAAAATTGGTTGGAAGCATATAGCAGAGGATGTAGCAAGAAACCCTGAAGATGTACAGTCAGATATGACAGGTGTACTAAAAGCAGAGATTGGTTTATCTATCGATGAAGAACGACCAGTTGTTGGTGTAGAAAAATTAATGGAGTATGTAGCTCTAACAGATCGTATTGTACAATCAGATGAACCATTTGTTGAGTATGTATCTCCTTATGATATCTACTTTCCTGCTAACGCAAGACGACTAGAAGAAACAAGATGGGTAGCACATCGTATTGTACTTCCAATTGATGAAATTAAAGCAAATCCTGCATTGTCTAATACACAAGATATTATCAAAGATGGTTTAGTAGATATACAAGAGAGATTAACTGAAAGAGGTGATGGTTCACCTGGAGAAGCTATGATATCAGAGACAGCAACTATCTATGAGTTCTATGATATGCGTACACGTACATTAACAGTAACTCAGTTAGGTGCAGAGAAACCTCTATTTGAAGGTGCAATACCTTACTCACATAGATACCCACCTTTTGTACACATGAGAAACTTCTCAGATGGTGGTAATGAAATTTGGTCATTTGGTGATCTTGAGAATATCGCATCACTACAAGAGAAACTAAATGAAACATTTACTGAACAAGTAGATAATATGAGAAGAGCTGGTAACAAATACGTTACTATTCGTGGATTGTTTGATGCTGAGTCAAGAGATAGACTTGAAAGTGATGAACCAGATGTTGTAATTGAAATGGAAGCTATGAATGGCTTAAACCCAAGAGATGCAATCTCTGTATTACCACGAGCACCACTACCTGCTGATATCTATAACGCCCAAGGAAAGTTTGAAGACGCAATGCGACAAGTGCTTGGCATTAATGATTTCCAAGCGGGTGGGGTGGGCGCAGATAGAATGAGTGCTTACGCTGCTGCGGTTGTTGATGGTGTAGCTACTTTGAGAGCTAAAGATAAGCAGCAATCAGTAGAAAAATCTGCATCACAGATATTTAACCATGTGATTAGATTATGTCAAGAGTTTATGGTAGATGCAAGAGCGATAAGATTAGTTGGAGTAAACGGTGGAGTTTGGGCTGATATAGATACTAATGTGATTACAGGTGAGTACGATATGAGGGTAGAAGGTGGTTCTTTATCTGCTGTTAACCCTGCAACTAAACAAGCTCGTGCACTAGAGATGCTAAGTGTTATTGTACCAACCTTACAAGGATTGGGTTATGACACTGAACCTGCACTTCGTCACATTGTTCGTGATCTTGGCTATGACCCAGATATGTTCTTGGTCAAGTCTGCGCCAGTTCCTCAACCACCAATGCCACCTGAGATGGCTGGTGCTGCTCCTATGAGCCCAGAGGGACTGCCACCTGAGTTGCTAAATGCAGCGGCTCAGGGAGGATTAGCACCTGAACAAGGTATACCAACTGAAGAAGAGTTGTTTGCCGGACCTGTTGAGCAATTGCCACCGGGTGCTGGTTTAGCTGGCCTGATTTAATTCTGTCGGGTTAAGACACATATATGAGAGGATAGGTATATTTATCTGTCCTCATAGCCGAACAAGTTAACGAGATCGCAAAATGCGACACCTATGGTTATGACACTCGGACAAGGGAGAATAAAATATGGCAGATGTAAATGATTTCGAAAATCTATTTGAAACAGCACTCACAGAACTGAATACAGCAAATCAGATAACTAGTGATGCGGTAACAGAAGAAGAATCAACTTTAGTACAAGTCGAAGAGAGCGTTGCTGACGTGACTGAGACGGATGCTGATGAAGAGACAGAAACTACAGTTGAAGAAAATGATGACGCTGCCGACAGCGTTGATGATACTAATAAATCACCAATTGCTGTAACTGAAGATGATACCATTGTTTTACCTGATGGCACTGAGGTGTCAGTAAAGGAAGCAACGCTACGTCAGAGAGATTATACTCGCAAGACACAAGCGTTAGCGGAAGAACGTAAGGCACTCGAAAGCGAAAGAGCGCAAGCTACCCAAGCGATTGAATATGTCACAAGTCTTTCACAACGATGGGAAAGTAATCAGGCGGAAGTAGTGAGTGGGTTCGTTTCCTCTACAGAAGACCCAACATTAGTACTTTCGCAAGTTATCGTAGAACTGGCTAAGGCCGAAAAGCTTGATCCTAAGTTCTTGGAAACTTTTGGTATTACACCTGAAGTCCAAGAGAAGTGGGTAAGCGAGGTTAAAGGTCAATCCGAACTTGCAGATGTGAAAGCTAGACTTTCTAAATTCGAACAAGAGAGGGCAGCATTTGATGAAACAAACGCAGCGAAAGCTGTTGAAGATTCTTTGATTGCTGAATACGATAGACAATGGGCAGAGATTGCAACAACAAATAATTTAGTAGGAGATCCGAACAAAGAGATTGAAGCTAAATTAGAGTTGTTAAACTATGCTCTTGAAAATGAAGTCTCGAATCTCAAAGCCGCATGGAAAGCTTTACAGTTTGAGAAATCACAAGCAAAACCCGCAAAAGCCACTGTCAAGAAGGCAGAGGTAGATGCAAAGAAGTTAGCAACTGGTGCTATACATCCTAGGTCAACTGGTGGTTCGATTGTAGCTGGAAAGATAGCAACGAACATAGAAGACGCAGCGTGGCAAGCATTTCAAGAGTTATCTTCTCGTAATAACTAACCCTCGTCAAACTAACAATAGGAGAAATAAATTATGGCATTAGGTCAAAATGATTTCAACGAGTTGCTATCCGCAACCGTACAGAAAATCGAAAAGCAACTTGTAGACAACGTGTTTACAGCACACCCAACACTAGACTTCCTTAAGGCAAGCATTAAGTCTGCCACAGGACCGTCTGTAATATTCCCAATCGTAGCTGCTGATGATTCTTCAACAGTATTTACAGATGCATCAGGAACATTTAACACCGGAGTATCTAGCGATATTCTTGGCGTGGCGAAGTATGAGTGGGCTTCTCCACTTGTTTCGAAAATTCGCGTAGAGTTTAAGCAACTTGAAATGAACTCAGGACCAGAGCAGGTAGTTTCACTTGCAAAGGCACACCTTGATTCTGCAGTTAAGGGTCATGGAAAGAAGTTAGCAACAGTTCTACACACTGCAGGTTCTGCAGGTTCTGGAGCATTTAACACACTAGATGAAATCATCTCAAACAGCGATACGTTGACAACTTCAACTTCTCGTACTGTTGGTGGTATTCGTGGTGGAGTTGCAACATACGCAACCACAGCGTTCCAACGCAATGGTTCAAACGTAGCAGCAGCTGTTATTGGCGCACACGACATTATCGTTGGCGACACAATTGTTGTAACTTCAACTGCTAACGCATCGTTTAACACAGTTACAGCTGGAGCAACAGTTACTGCAGTATCAGCAACTGAAGTTTTTTATGGCAACACAGGTAGCTCAACCGGTCTGCTTGCTGACACAACTGGTGTTGTAACTTGTGCTGCAATCAAGGCATACTGGAAAGCAACAGAAAAGACACTAACTACTGCTGGTGGATATGATATTCGCCTTGCATTCCGTACAATCTCTGACGACATTTATGTTGCTTCAGGGGAGCGCCCAAATGCTATCATCGCTGGTCGTAACGTTTTCGCTGAATACGAAAACTCATTTGACAGCAAAATTCAGTACCCAGGCGTAGCAGGAACAGGAGAAACTCGTTTCCGTCAGTTAGACTTTGATGGTATTCCAGTTCGTCTTGATCCAGACTGCCCTACAAACTCAGCATACTTCATTAACACTGACTACTTAGTAGCTCGCTACCTAGGTGGTAACTTTATGAAGGCAATGCCAGCACAGGTAATTACTGGCACTCTTGATACTGTAACACCATTAGCTAGTGTACTTTGCGTAGGGACAAACAACCGTCGCGCACATGGTAAGCTAAACCGCGCATAGTCGCACTATAACGAAGACCCCGGTGGCTAACGCTATCGGGGTTTTTCGTTGTCGGGTACTGCACGATAGGTGAGGAGTTGAGCCAATTGAATCTAACACAACTACGTGCTCATGTCAGATCTTTAACTGGCATACAGAGCACAGCAATAGTAACAGACGCTGATATAGATCTATTTATTAACGAAGCGTATCAGGAAATCAATCGTGAAGCCGATTGGCCTTTTCTGCGTGCCCAAACAACTATTACAACTAGTACAAATGTAGCAACTTACTCACTACCTGCTGGGGTACAAGATAATGCAATAGCTTCTCCTTTCCCAGATCGGAAGAGAC